TTTGAATTCGTCAAGTATACTCTGCTTAACTTCTTCTGCCTTTTGTTCCGGCTTTGTATCATTCTTGATTGCATCATACCACCGAACGCTTGATTTTGCTCCGAGTGCCTGTATAATCGCATATGCAACGTCGGACATATATATCTTATACGTGTATTCTTTCATGTGCTCTATATACTTTCCGGCTGCAAGTCTCACTATATGCCGGAGCTTTGCTTTTGGGTAATCCATGATGCACTGGAGCAGGATCAGTTTTCCGTCTTCCGCTCCGGCGAGGAAAAAACCTCTGCAAGTTCAGGATCATTTACTATATCCATAAGCTCTTTAAGTGCCTTTAGTGCTGTAGTATGGTACTCTTCGACCGGTACTCCGTTGTATATAGCGAGAGCTTTCATCACTGTCTTTCCGCAGTGCTTCATAGCTGCTTTTACAGCGTTGATTCTCGTTGTTTTTGCCGCTTCAACGACTTCCGGAGTTGTCATGATCTCCGATATCGGCTCGATGATATCTGCTAAGCGGATAAGAGCCTCTTCGTCTTTAAGTTCTGTGAGTTTTGCCATATATATACCTCCGTTTTTTGTTCTCCTTAACAAAAAATACCCCGACTTTTGCCGAGGTATTTAATTTTAGGAGAATATTCAATTGTCTTTTAGTTGTTTTATACGCCTGTGTTTCCCGTTCCCGGATCGATCACATTTGTGTCTTCCGTCTCCGGCTTGATCACATAGAACTCCATAGGCACTTCGTCCTGATGTGCGATAGTTGAGAAGCCTGTCATGGTGACTGCAAGATTTCCCTTGCCTTCCTTCGAAGTAGTGATGTTGAGTCCGCCTGTCGAAAGTGCGTTCTTTATCACAACAGCCGCAAGGCCGCCGCCGATAAGCTTCATCACAAGTGCGATCGTCTCGAAGTCCTCTGTTTTAAGGTACATTCTCGGAGTAATCTTGTTTGATACGATATCAGCCGCACCAAGAGCAAGCTTGAAAGTGTTTGCGTCCATTTCCAGGGCTGTAAACCCTAATGTAGCAACCCATTTCTGTATATAAGCAAGCTCCGAAGCGTCAACGTGAAGGTTGTTCACATCGTCTCCGAGGTTCGCCATAGTGGGGACGAGTGTTGCTGTAATGTTTCCTGTTGTGGTACATACTATATCACTGTCCTGCGGAACTGTCACCGTTTCCGGATCAAAGTTCTTTACGATCATTCCGGAATCGAACTGGAACGCCTTGAAGCTTTCCTGTGATATCTTCGACCATTTTGTAATATTAATCACCTTGTATATACCTCCTTTTCTCGTTAGTCTCGTTAGTCGTTTGTGTAGTATCTAACGGATATGTTATGCGTTATCCGTTTTATCATATCATCGCTGTCATCGCCCATATTCTGAGCGAATGGATGTGCTCTCTGAATCAAGATATATCCGCCGTCGCAGGGGATAACCTTTCCACCGCTGCCGATATATGCGGAGATCTCTGCTGACTTTGCATTCGCAGAAACCCACGTTTCCGATCTGTACCAGAGCGAGAAAGAAAGTGCTGCATCATACTCTGAAAAGCTGTCCGTCTGTATCTCATATGTGAGATACGGAAAAGCCGGAGCATTTTTCATGCTGTATATGCTGTTCTCTTCATAAGCCGGAATACCGAAGCTTGAAAAGAAACTATATAAAGCTGCCGCTTTCGTCATATAATCGCCCCATTCTTTCAGAATTGCCGTTTTTTGCTTGTCTGATACTTTAGCAGTATAGTTTACCCTTTAAAAGTTAAAGCCGTAAAAAACAGCCTTTTAAACGCTTATGTCGGTAACGTCCAGACTTCCGCTTTGCTTTGTCTCATATCAAGAGAAGCGGTTTCAGGCGTTTTTGCGTTCTTGCCGTCCGAGAGAATCCGGAAGTATGTTCCGTCTTTAACTCGTTTTATTACGTCCATAGGCTCTAAGGTTATCGCCTTTGATGTTGTTATCGTGCAGTTGATCTTTTCTGTCAGTTTATCAGCGATTTTTGCAAGTGAAGAATTGGCGAAATCCGCAGTTGCCTGGAATTCTTCTTCTCCGTCCGTCCAGACCGCTATAAAACCGCCCTCACCGTCCGGCTGCATCGTCTTGTTGACAAATACAAAAGGCTCATATGCTGCTGATAAAAGGCTCATAATGATATCCTCCTGTAAGTATTAAGGCGAGATGCAAACTGCGACTGCCACGTCACACCGATGCTTCCACTTGCCGAGCCTGAACCGCCCTTTGAATAGCTGTAGCCGCCGAAAGATTCGCTGCTGAAAGGTGACATATTCGCACTGTCGAGAGCTTCGTTTTTTTGCCGCCATGCGTCTATATCATCACAGAGCTGCTCAAAATCACGAGGAACGCCCATGCTCCATATCTGCCCGGTGAACTCTTCTTCACGCAAATTCGCTAAGTCCTCAGCGGTATTCTGATACACTCCGTCGTTAAGCACAGAGCCAACTATACGGAAGTACTGACCGTCAAGCAAAGAGTCAAGCGGTACAGTTCCGGGAGTTATCGTGAAAGTGCCTTTTTCTATGTCACGCAAGAAATAGTTCTTGATACTTGCACATACTTCTGTCAGCTTTGCCATTCCTGCACCGCCTTTCTCTTAGTCATCGCTTTTGTTTTTCTTCTGCTTGCGAGGCTTTTCTTCGGTGATCTCTCCGACGTCAGTGTCGGGAACATCGTTTTCAGCCTGTTCCTCTGCCGGAGCTTCGGGAATTTCCTCTATCAGCGGAGCACGCTGCCTGTTCTTACTGCCTGAAAGCTCTGCTATACGCTCTGCTGTCGGAGACAGCCCCTCACGAGGATATGTGTCTCCGACGTTGTAAGTATGGTTTTTATCCTGCAAATCAGTAAAAAGCTTAATTACTTTATACACGTAATCACGCTCCTGTTATACTGATGTTTGCGATACCGTCAAGGTACTCTGCACGGAGGCCAACACCTGTTACAGCGAGCAGTTCGGAAACGAGTCTGTTGCCGACAGGGTTGATTCTTACGCCGATAAGACCTCTTTCGCCGGTTGTTGTGAAGTTGAATCCCATTTTCTGAACGTCAGCATTGCGGAAGTTGACGTAATCCATGATTACATTCTCACCGGGAGTTACATATATTTTGCCATGCGGAATCTTCGAGCTGAAGAACAGCTTTGAAATGCCGTTATAGTCCTTGATATAATCGAGACCGAAGTCACGCTGTGTTGTGGGAGGATTTGCACCAAAATAACGGTACATATCCAGAGTATTGCAGAAGCCCACAAATTCAGAATAGCCGAGGTTTGCGTTTTCCCACCAGTTTGCAGCCTGTCCGATACCTTCGGAAACGGCAGATGCAAAGTCAGGAGTTGAATATTCAGATGTAAGTGTACCAGTGCCGATAAAGTTGACGAGACTTGTAGCGATTTTGTTACGCATTTTGAAGAGCTGATCGTCGTCTGCTCTCTGAATTTCGGAATAGCCGTTTTTAAGCACTGTTTCGAGTGAGGGTGCAACGATCTGCTTATCAAGTGTCACATTGCCGACGGGAACTTCCGTGAAGCTCACTTTGTTATAAGGAATTTCCTCACCTTCACCAACCGGAGTTGTGTTAAGAGTAACCTCTGCCCTTCTGGAATAAAGCTGTTCGCCGGGCTTTCTCTCGCTCATGCGGATATTCGGAAAAAGGTTTGTAAAAATTGCAATTTCACGCTCGAAACGTGAAGCGAAATCAACTGCTCTCACTGAATCGTAATCAGTTGATACGATAGTATTTGTCTTTGCAGGCATTTTCATGCCCTCCTTTCATCAGTCTTTGGTAATACCGAACAGTTCAGGATTTTCAGCAATTTTCTGCTGCCTTTCTGCAGTGTTGGTAATCGCCATTATTTCTTCTTTGGTGATTGCCTTTGCACCGCCGGCATTAGCCGGAGGATTGGCAGGAGTATGCTTTGTTTCTTTGATCTCCGGAGTGAATCCGGAAAAATCAGCATCAGACTGTATGTTTTTTATCACGTCATCGAGGTTCTTTGCCTTTCCGTCTTCACCGAGTTCGATATCATCTGCGAAGCCGTTTCTGATAATCAGATTCATAGCTCTGTCGGAATAACCTGCCTCTTTCAGCTTGTCTTTAAGTGCTGTTTTCTTCGCTGTAGCTGTCTCTTTCGCTGCAGTTTCGTTTTTCAGCTTTTCAAGCTCTGCTGTGACGTTTTCATACTTGCCTTTGTAATCGTCCTGCTCTGCTGTTTTTATCGTTTTGTTAGCGTTTTCAAGGTCTTTCTTTACCTTGTCAAGCTCTGCCTGTACTTTGGTGAGCTTTTCTTCGCTGTCTTTGCTTTTGTCGATCTCAGCCTGTAAGCCTTTTACTGTGTCCATGTGCCAATCAATAAGCGTCTGGATTTTTTCAGGCTCTATGCCGAGTGCGACAAGATCGGAACGTTTGAAACTCATGTGAATACCTCCATGTTCATCGGTCACATTTCTTTGTGATTCGGTATCTTGTGCGGAAATTCTTATCCGCTTGTATGGTGCTTATTTCCGGGAGTTACCCGGTTTTAAGCATTTAAAAAAAGAGCGTGATTGAACTTAATCAACCACGCTCGGCTCTTATGCTGAAACGCTTATCAGCACGAAATATTTACTTGATTTCACTCCGGACTTCCTTAATCATCTTGATTCCGTCTTTGCCCGGAATCAGCTCGATTCTGTCGCCCTTTGAGAGAATTTTGCTGATTTTTTCCACCTGTTCAGGGGATAATCTGTATTTATCCATAGTATACACCTTTCAAGCGTGTTTGTCAATATATTTTGATGAATTATCCCTGTCCTTTCAAGTACTTTTCTATTGTTTTTTTGTACTCGGCTGTGTGCTGAGATGCAGCATCACGGAGAAAGTGCCTCGGCTTCATACCCTGTGTCTTGTGTGGCTTTCCGTTTTTGTCAACCCACACCCATGGAGTCTTTCTGCCTTTGTTATCATCGGCACGTATGCCCGTGCCTAACTCAACGTACACGCTGTAATAAACCCTTTTGCCGTTTATCATGATATTCTTATTCGTGCCGATGTAAACATCTGTTCCGACAACCTTGTGAGTTATTGACTGCTTGAGTCCGCTTGAACGATATCCCTGCACGCCTGTCGATTCAGCAGTACCTACAGGGCATTTCATCTTCGCATAGCCTTCCGCACGAAGTCCGATTTCTTCCAGTGCCGCTGCAAGCTGTGCGTTCATCTGCTCGATTACTTCGCCGGAGTGATCGACAACACGAATATTCATCATTTCGTCAGCCACAATTTATCACCTTCCACCGTTTCGCCTTTTGTTTCTTGCTTTTCTTGCTTCTGATATCAGTTTTCTCCACCTTGCCGGATCGCCGTACTTGATCTCCTGAAAATCCTTGAATCTCGACGGAATCTTGCTTCCGAGCAAGCTCCGGTATTCTTCGTGCATCGACATATCACGATTCACGTTTCGTGCGGATTTGAACAGCGGCTCGTCTCTCTTTGCGTGCTTCCATTCGTCATAGCTCATGTTACGCACACGGCTGTTTTCTTCGTATATGTGCTGATTTCTGCCGCTTGCTCCGCTGAATTCTGAATCGTCAAAGGCGGCTATTGTACAGCAACGGCAGTTATACACTTCGGCAGGCGGGCCGCCCGGCTCTCCGGGATATAAAAGGCCGTTTGAGAACTTTTCATCAACTTCTCGCACTTCTCCGTCTACGTCTATATGCGACTGTCGTGTGTGTCCGTCAAGAGTTGCCAACCACCTGTGCTTCAACCCTCTGACACCCATTCGCTGAGCACGTCTGTAACCGTCCATTCGTCCGCCGTTCTGTGCCGCTGTTGTCATAGTTGCCGCATTTCTGATCGCTGACGTTCTGTTCATATCCGTCACGGCTGCGAGGCGATTCGCCAGTGTGTTGATATCATCGCCTTGCAGAATGCCCTGTATCATAGCTGAGTTTAAAAGCTGCCTGTTCCACTGCTGATCTTTTGGAATGTCGATTCTTGCCTGTGGAAGTAAATCCGGCTGTTCCCGGATAAGCCTTTCAACCGTCTGTTCGTCGTACATGGTAAATATTGTGTTGATGCCGAAATGATGTTCTATTTCATACGTCGTATAGTTGCCGTTTATAGCATACGCTTCCGGAAGATAGTCGTTTATCACGCTTGCAGCAATTTCGTTCCTGTTCGTGATGTTGTCAGCCATAGTCTGCATCATGGCATAGTTTTGTCGCCCTGTCATAAGCTGATTTCGTCGCCATGTGATATAATCATCTTTCTGCATTTCGCCGTTCTGGACTTGATCCCGCCGTCTCTCGTCCTCTCGCTGAAACTGTGAAAGATAGTCAGCCGCCATATCTGCAAGCTCGTTGTATGCCTGCCCATATATGCTTTCTATCTCAGCGATCATATCTTCAAGAAGTCTTTCGGTTTCCTGATATCCTTCGTCCGTCGCAAGTTCCTGACGCTGATATCTTGCAGGAAGGAATGAGGGCATTACATATCACCGCCTTAAACGCCCATATTTGCCGCCCTGTTTGCAGGGGTATAATTATACTCCGGCATCGTCAGAACCGCCCTGTGCGTTATTCTGTGCGTTCTGCGGAGCGTTTATAATACCCTGCTGAATCATCATAGTAATTACAGCCTGTGCAATGTCAACTATAAACTGCTGTTTCTCTGCATCGTTGTCGTTGCCGTTGAACATTCCTATTTCTGCCGCTTCTTTCTGCTCCTTGATATTCTCATACTCGTCTATCATACCAAGAGATTCAAGAATCTGTTTCAGTGCTACATCATCACCGATAACAGGGAGAGCCGCAAGAATGAGCTGTACAAACTCACTCTGATTGATGTTGTTAGGACGCTTGAAGTGGAACGGCTCGTCGGGATCTTCTCCGATAACTTCCAGACAGCCACGAATGAAGTCAGAAACATACTTTTCGACTTCATCACAGCGGAGATTCAAGTTTTCATATGCCGCTTTGATCTCGACTGTGGTCTTGTTTCCGGCTGCTATGTTCGTTACATGCACAGCCTGGAACTTGTCGTATAATACCGCTTCAAGCATTGCAAGCACAGCCTGATATTCCGCAGTTCGCATTGATACTTCATCTTTGTCAACTTCAACGCCTTCCGGTGTGTGGATAACGTGAGTTTTGAAAATGTCATACAGAAGAGCGTTATCGTCTCTTTTATCCATTCCGTCAGCGTTTTTGACTTTCCAGTAAGTCGTGTTCATATCCACGCCGTTCGCCATATCTGACAGAATGACGTTGTAAGCATGGAGCAGGGCGATATTTCCCTCGATAGAGGACTGACCGCATATAAATCCCATAGGAACGACAGGGAGCTTTCCGGGATTCTTGCTTTCTGTGCGATACTCGCCCTCGATTTTGTTTGATATCTTCTTCCCCTTATACGCTGATTTCTCTTTCAGCACGTAAAGTTCGCCGGAAGGATTGTTTTCATCGTCCGTCTGCTCTTTGTACTCTGTGAATCCGTCTATTTCATACAGCGTTACCCTGAGAGGACTTTCCGGAGTGAGCCGCCAGTATCTTATAGCCGCTTTTAACTCGCCGTCATCTTCGTCATACAGCGGTATACAGTAAGGCTCTTTCCCCTCCAAACGGCAGGCAAAGCACATCTGTGTCACGTTTCCGTCCGGATCGATATAGCCATATGATTCGCCGTCACAGGCAGCGTAAGCAAGTAAACGCTGTAATTTATAGTCAAACTGTGAGCCGCCTAACTTCTTCTTGATCTCCGGCTTGTCAAAGCTGACACCATTTCCGAGCAGATACGCTACAAGCTGAGTGGTGAACAGATAGAAAAAGTTCGCTGTCAGCTTGTGATTCGGTGAAACTGTATCTTCGACTGCGTTTCCGTCAGAATCAAAGATATAGTTTTTCTGGTTTTCAAGCTCCGTGTCCTTGTTGCGGTAAAATTCGCCTGCTGTCTTGCCTGTTATGAACATGGGACTCGCTTCATGATCTGAAATTGCTTCGTTTATGAAGTCAATACGTTCCTGCTCTGATGTGCAGAGCATAAGATCATTATATGTAAGCAACTGCTGTCACCCCTTTTTGTTACTTTTTCAGCTCCACGCAAAAAACATGGTCAAAGTTGTAAATTCCTATCCATGTGCTGTTTTTCTTTACGACAACTGCCGAGCCGGTGAAAGAGTAATCGTCCCATTCATCGGGCTTGTAAGTTATAGTCTCGCCGGATTTGAATGTGATTTCAAGATCTTTATACATGAATTTCTCTCCTTTTATTTTTTATAAATACGCTCCCAATTGGATATTACGCTGATATTTTGGATTTGCTATTTTCATTGTTTTGACAAAATAGCGTATATCGTCCATTGCATGGTCGTTGACTTTCACAGGCTTGTCTTCGCCTGCTTTTTCATCCCATACATAGCCTTCAAATTCTCTGATTGTGTTTTTACAATCGGGAGAAACTTTGATTTTATTTTGATGCATAGCACGTCCGACTTCAATAATTCCGTTTTTTACGTCATTATCCGCAGGATGCACCCTATATATGCCTTTTCGTTTCAATAGGGCAATGAAAGAAGCTGCCGAAGGGTCAATTATCGTTCTGATCTTGTTGAACTCGTTTGCATACCCTTTGACAAACTTGTCGAGATCGTCAGCGTATTCATCATCGGTTTTTTGTTCTCCTGTATCTCTGCCCGAATAATAGTATTCTTTGATTCTATACCATGTATCGCCGTATTTGCCCCATAAGCCAGCGGAGAAGGCGTTCATCGTGCCATAGTCGATAGACAAGCCGTATTGTTCCGCTTTGCCCTCAGGCGGCTTTTCAATGGCTTCACGATAGCGTGAGTATATAAGACCTTCCGCAAGCACCCATAAGCCGAGAATAAATCTATCGTAAAATATACCTGTGTATTCGTTCTTGATAGATTGGACATATTCACTCGGTAAAGTTGTGTTATCGTCCATTAAGAACTTCATAACAAGCATATTCAGCTTGCCTTTACGGTCGATATACTCCTTTTTAAGCCAATGTGAAGGAGCATCGGGGTTTGTTGTAGCAAAGAGTTTTGCTTTTGCTTTTCTCAGTCGTGATAAAAGCATCGCCCAAAAGTCTCTCGGAACTTTTGTTGCTTCGTCAACATACGCTCCTTGCAGTGTAAGTCCTCGAATCTTAGCTTCTGCCTGTGAATCGTTAGCACCTTCAAGAAGAATTGTTCTTCCGAACAGCTTTCCTTCTTTGGTGTTTATGCTGAAAGTGAAGTTATCTTCTCCGACAAGGCTTTGCAATGGGAGCAGGCAGTTTCTTTTTAATGTTGTAAGAGAACGTGCAGACATAAGATATAAACTATCCTGTGTATCAGGCATTGTTCTTACCCAGAACGCCCATAATACAAGCGAAATCCACGTTTTGCCGCTTGATACACTGCCCTCTAACAAATTAATTCGTTTCAGCTTGTTCGTCTGCCACAGCTTCATTAGATGCCGTTGTTTCGGTGTATAAATCATCTTCTTTCAGTCCTTCGATAAGGTCGGCAAGCTGTCCGTTTTTCTCTGCGTTGAGAGTAACTTTCAGCTTATCATTGTACTTGCCTGACATTCTGCATTTGAGATAGAATATCATAGCTGTTGTATCAGCAGGGATATACCGTTCCTGTTTCCTGACGTGTTCTACAGAGCCTGTTATATTGCCGTTTGCATCACGTGTAATTGTTTTCTCTGTTACGGTTTCGACAACTGTCTGAGGTTTGAGCTTAGTTTCAAGGAAAGTATCTTCAACTATGGTGTTTAAAGGCTCACGTCCTTTTTTTATAGCCTCTAAAAACTCTACAAAACGATTGCACCAATTATAAAAAGTTGCAACACTGATTCCGATTTTATCAGCAATATCTTCATCTTTAAGTCCGTCTCTTGCATACCCCTTTAACACTAACAGTCCGTCAGGTGTTATCCAGTCGTGATATTTTCCTTTTGCTATACCGCTCACTCCTTTCTGTTGTTATTTATCGCTGTAATCGGAAATTGTTACCTCTGCGTGTTTTTCTCACCCATGTTTCGCCGTTTACCGTGAAAGATAAGTCACCATTCTTAATAGCTTTCATCGCCGCATCTGAAAATGCTTTTTGTTCACGTTCTTTTGTTTTCTTTTCCTGAGAACGTCTTAATCCGTCCATAAACGAACGTACTTCATCGCTTGCGGAAAGTGCTTTGTTTTGATTTCGCTGTATTGTTTGCCTGTCGAATCTGGCAGGTCCCATTCCTGCGGCATACGCTCCACGAGCCTGAGATTCTGCTTTAAGCTGATTCTCAGTAAGTGTGTGAAGCTGTGAATATGCGGCTTTTCTTTCATCGGCTGTCATATCCATGCCTTTTATTTCGTCAACGTTTTTATTGTATTGTCTGCTTGTTGAATCGCCGTAATCAACAAACGTTCCTGCTTCGTTCGCCCTGCGTATCAAATTTCTGTCAAGTGCAGGAGCACCGCTTGTGCTGACCGTCCCTCCAGATGAACCGCCGCCGCCCGAACCCATATTACTACACATTCTTAATCACTCCATTTCTGTTAATTTCTTTTTCTCACTCTGTCAGTATCTTTGAAAACTCTTGTCACTGTCAAAATATTGGATTTTCTGTTGTCCTGTTTGCCTTCGTCAAATTCTGCTGTAACTCGAACGCCGTCTTTTCTTTTTTCAATTCTTACAATTTTAAAGTTGTCATAACCTTCATAAGCTCCTCTTTTCGTTGTCCCGTCACTCTTCTTCAAGTTCCACCATGCGTGAGGATCAGCGTGTCCAAATGAGGCGTTCTCTTTGATTTCCATTCTTCTCGGATCAATAACATCCCCGGCTTTCAAATCAGAAGCAGACGTGAGTGCTTTTTCACTTTCGGCATATCGACTTCTCCACGCTTTAGCAACAGCATTTAAATCTGCATCGGGATTATTCTGAACCACTCTATCAAGAAAGCTTTGCGGTATTCCAGTGAGGTCAATTCTTCCGTTACCCCCTGAACTTCCACTGCCCATATTTCCACACACAAAATCACCCCCACTTTCTTCTTAATTCCTGATACCAATACACATACTCGTCTCCGATTTCGTGCATTAGTTCTTCAAATGACTTATCTTTGCACTTCATGGCGAATGCCTGAGACTGTCCGAGACCTTTGAACGGCTGATATGTGTCAGTCTGTTTCATTGCATCTGTCGGCTCTGCGTTCACATCATGTGCAAGATGCTGTATGTTGTATGTATTTGGCTTGAACGTGTCAAGTCCTTCCGTACCGCAACAGGATAAACTATCACCAAGAAAACGGATTCTGTCTTCACCCGAGAAGAACCGCAAGCCGTACTTGTGGCATTCTTCCTTGATTTTCTTGAATTGCGGTACTAACTGATCTATGGAGAAACAATACTTACCGTCTTTGACAAGCCCTTTTTGTTTCTTCTGACTGTGATACCCCTCGCATATAATGCCGTATACACCGCTTTCAGCGTATCGGGGTATTTCTTTAAGAATATCCTTGTAACAGTCTATAAAGTACGGTTGAATCCTCACTATAAGCCTTTTAACGTGCCGTGAGAGTATGTGTGCCGCTTTTAGTCTCTGCTCATAAGTCGGCGCACCCGGTTCGAGCTTGTCATACTTACTGCAAGCCATAGATATTTGAAATACGCAGTCACACTGACCGAGTAACGTTAAATATGGCTCTTTGCAAGCTAAAACAGGATTCTTTGTGCTGACTATAAAAGGATATTTTGTTTCAGCGAATATCTTTAAACAGTCCAGCGACTTTTTAAATTCTTCTTCACATTTCTGAAAGGGATCTGAATTTGCACCCCAGTGAATCGGAATATTCCAGTCACACCACTTTGTTTCAAAGTTCCTTTTGCCCTCGATGAAGTTTCTGAGGGACTTTGTTGTATTTATCGGCTCTATGTTGTTGATACTGTATTTCTTCTTGACAAAACAGTATTTACAAGCATGAGAGCAGCCTTTGTATGTGTCAAAGTGTATCGGATAATCACATACAAGGCACTGAATGCCGCAGGATATGCTCATTTGTTACTTCGCTCTCCTCGGTCTGTAAATTTTTTTTCCTCTGCCACGTTCACCAAATGGATTTCCTAATTCATAATCAGGTGTTTTGGCACGTTCTTCCTGTCTTTTCTTTCTCAATTCGTCAATTTGCGATTTGCTAAGAAAAGTTGCTTTGCCTTTTTCTATCAGCATTTCCGTCAATTCTTTTGTTGAGAGATTACGAGAGGACATTTTTTCAGCATTGTCAATTCTTCTGAGACCATCGGATGCAACAAAGTAATTAACGATTCTTCCGTTTGCAGCTTTATATGCTATGCCAGTCCCTTGTGTGCCGATGTTTTGCGAAATTGAACCACCCCCCATATTTGAACACATATTACTCACCTGACTTTCTGATAATTTCCTCTGTTATTTCTTGTTTATGCTTTCGCAGATAGCTCATTATCCGCTCTTTATTTGCCATAGGGAATGTAAATGTTGCTGAGAAATATTCCCTATCGTCATTATTTACGTCATATCCGTTGACTTCTTCTATTTCATCAATGCTGAATGAATCCAAGTCAAACTCTCCCATATCAAGCTCTATCTCTTGTAATTCAGTAAATTCAAGAGATAAGTCATATTCACCTTCGCTGATACGGTTATCTATAAGTCTGTACGCTCTGATTTCATCGTCAGTCAGGTTATCTATCAGCTCACACGGAACTGTCTCATATCCGAGCTTCTGAGCCGCTAAATAGCGTCCGTGACCGCAGACAATGAAATTATCCTTGTCAATGACTATCGGCTGTCTGAGTCCTTTTGTGAGCTTTATGGAGTTTGCTATCTGCTCTATCTGCTTTTCGGTGTGTATCTTCGGATTGTTTGGATAAGGTTTAAGTTCTGAGATTGGTTTTTCGACTATGTTCATTTTTCACTATCACCGCCTTACAAGCTTTAAAATGCGTTTTAACAGCCTTTTATTTTTACAGGGCAATTATACCACCCACACGCTAAAAATGCACTGTGCGTCAATTTGAAGCGTCTGAGAACGTTTGTGGTTTCGGAGAGAGGCATTGAACCCCCACTTCAAGAGCCAAAATCTTGCGTGCTACCTTTACACAACTCCGAATCGCCTTACCGCTTGGCTAATCCTCAGACATTAATCATCGTTGATTCCATATCGAAGAATACAAGCTGTGTCTCTTGATGATATGGCTTATTACAAAACAAGCGTTCTGTAACTTTATCACGATTTGTGCTGCTCAGCGTTCCAGTTCTGCTCCATTCAGCTATTACATAGAAATCTTCCGGCATTTGATATTCGGATATAAAAACGAGTCCTTTCTGGTTTCTGCACCACTCATAGAATTTTTCATGATCGAACTCTGTTAAATAGCTACTTGTGTTTTTATAAGGGATATCGCAGTAAACCACAGCGTTTTCCGGTATTTTCACTTGTTCATACGAAAGGTTAAAAGTTTCCAGGCTTTCCAGTCTTTCCAGTCTTTCCAGGCTTTGCAGTCTTTGCAGTCTTTCCAGGCTTTCCAGGCTTTGCAGGCTTTCCAGTCTTTCCAGGCTTTCCAGGCTTTGCAGGCTTTCCAGTCTTTCCAGTCTTTCCAGGCTTTGCAGCTCGTCAAGTTTCTTGATTACTTGTAATTTCTCATTGAGTCCGCTCCACGGCTTATCAAGAGCCGGAAGTATTTCCTGCATCTTTTTGTATTGTTCTTCTGTCGGTAATGCCCACTGAGAAGATCCGAAGTAATGACCGGACATCTGATTCCCTAAATGCTTGTCAACATCTGACTGTGATAATCCGCTTTGTTTCAGAGCTTCACGGAAGTATTTCCGGATATCTGATGTCTTGACTTTGAAAATATCCGTTCTGAGCTTTTCGGCGTTGAGTGTACCGTCGTTGTTGTATATCGGTTTCACTCCGCATTCATGGCAGAGTTTCAACGCTGTCTGTGTGAGTTTTCCGATCTCTTTTTTCACAAGAGTGAATTCCCGAACAAAAGCTTTCCAGTGAAGCCGTGCTTCTTTTGGTGTCTCTGCAAAGAACATGAAGTGCAGATGCTTCTTGAATCTTTCTATTTCCGGAGAATACAGATACGTTTTAAGATCGTTTCCGAAGCTCCAACATATAGCGACATAAGGATCAGCGTCTTTCAGCTTGAAGAACTCTTCACGGCTTATCCACCGCTTTTCGTTTTTGAACTCACCGTTTACTGCTTTTCTGAATCCGTTATAGATCAGCGTTTCGAGTTCATTGTATATGCCTTTATGATACTTGCCTGACTGCATGGCACAGTCAATGACTGCACCACCGCCGCCGAAGAGATCGACAAAGTATTCCGCTTCCGGAAGAACCTCGACTATTCTCTCAGCAATTTTATCTTTACTGCCTTTGTAAGGCATTCCGTATCTTCCCATGATATCTCCTGACTGTTAGTGTGATGAAATGTAACGAATGGTGTAACGCTTGACAAAAATTAAGAAAAAAGAAAAAAAGAAAAAGAAAAGAACCAAAAGAAAAAGAATAAAAAGAATAAAAGAAACACACACTATTATTTTCTTTTTTATAAATATTTATTTATTATTTATATTATATATACTTGATATATAATTATTATTTATTTATATATAATATAAGGGTTTGATTTTTTGAAAAAATCGCTATATACAGCAAACCGCCCCAACTATTGCTGAGACGGTCTGCTGCCACGAGGAGTTCAATTATGTCTATCCGCTTTTTCTACCTGTCTCTTGGTGCTTGAAGCAAGGCTTACACTTGCAATATACCCCCAGCCGTGAGGTGCGTCTGAAATTCCGCCATTCAAGCATTTCAAGGCACTTATATCCCATAAACATTAATTGCTGTAAGTGCCTTAGTCTGGTTGCAGATGCAGGAGTCGAACCCACTACCTCAAGGTTATGAGCCTTGCGAGATGCCGTTTCTCTAATCTGCGATATATCCGGCTGTGGGAGTAGGGAATCTTCAAACAGCCGGAGGCATAAAACCGGAGACAAAGGAAATGAAACAAGAAAAATGTATGTAGAACAAAAGAAAGATCAGGAATCAAGGCAGAAGCGATTCCGGAACTCAACCGCTTCTTGTGCCTTTCTTCCTGATTTTTATTTTACCACAAATATCTGTTTGTGTAAATTATCTAAATTACATGAATTTTCAACAGTTTTCAACAGTGTTTATTCTTCACTGTTGAAAGTGCTTGCAATTCCTGCTTTATACCCGGCTTGATATCCCTGCCGGAATGCCTGTTCGATCTCGTCTTTCACGCTGAACTCGGCTTCTTTGATCTTGACCGCTTTCGCTTCTTTCATTCTTGCCTTGAAAGCGTCAGCTTCGTTTGTGATTTCATTCACTTTTATCACCTTCTTTCTTTTCTGCTTTCTCGTCAAGCCACTCCATGCGGCATCTGTAACAGTTGCCTTCGTACTTTCGGCATCTATCAAGATTAAAGCCGACACAATCAGCACACACATCAAGATACATCAGCACGTCGATAAGAGCCATTTTTGAAAGCTTTTCACGGTTCGTCACGGCTCATTCTCCTTTCACACCAATCTGCTCGGAGGAAGCTCGATTTCTTTTCCTTGCTTTCTCCAAAGGTGCAGGCAGTGCTCATGCAGATTCTTGTATTCGCTTTTCTTCGGGTGATACTGAACGACCGTTTCTTCTTCGTTGAAAAACATATCTTTGACTCTGCACATTTCGTCCCATGTTGGAGTCCTTTTTCTGTAGCTGACAGATACATGATCCCACCCCTCATCGAAAGACCATATCACAAGCATCGGCTCTTTCTGTGCCGGGAAGTATATCTCTCCGCAGCCGCCGTCATAGCCTTTCTGCAACACTCTGAGCCTGTCAAGCTTTAAGATTTCTTCCTGCCTTTTCATCTTTATTTTTCCTCCTTGATGCGTTTCAACTGACGCTTCACTTTTTCTTCGATTATCTTGTCTATTTCTGCTTCTCCGAGCAGATATCTGAGCTGACTTGCAACGACGATCACGTCAGCAAGTTCTTCCTTAACGTTCTGGAAGGCTTCAAGGCTTCCGTTCCTGCGGACCTTGCACACCGCCTGCGTGTACTCGGCTGATTCCTCTATGAGCATATCAGCCTGACTTGTATAGCCGTAATAATCAGCTATTTTTTTGATTTC